GGGCAGGTGCATACGACGGGCAAAGGGGTCGGACATGGGTCCGGCCCTTCGTCGTTTGTGGCGAGCGGTTGATCGAATAGCGGTTGACAATCCGCCGGTGTGTGTGCCTGGCCTGATGGTAGGTCACTTGCGCTTTGCACGATTGCACTTGACAGGGTGAGCGCGTTGTGTTAGCTCGACGCCAGGCGTTGTCCTATGGTGGACTATGGTGATCGAAAGCGTGCGCCACTTTCGGCTCGCGTGCGCTTGTGTCGCATGGTGTCCGTTCCCCGCGGGTGGGCGGAGCCCAACACGTGTCTAAGGGCTAAATTTGTCCCAAATCCGGCTCAATCTAGGCAGTCTGGGTCCTCTTTTACCTCCACCCTAGCCCTAAGCATGCTTTCTAACTTGACAAACCCATATATAGTAGCTCATACTCCCCTTCTACACCATATATAGTGTAATTCGTCAGGAACACCCCAACCATGTCGTCCATCCTCACCTTCTTCCACCTCCAACTAGACCGCATCCTAGGCAAGACCCAAGTCCACGCTCCAGGTCCAAAGAAACCTACCTTGGGACAGCAAGACCTTGGAAAGGTTAAGTAAAACTACTTATGAGTAAAGCCGCACCCTTCTCTAGGGTTAGAGAGGCTAGGGAAGCCATCGCCGCCAAGGCCCTGGAACTCTTCGAAGGTTACATGAAGATGATTAAGAAGGCCGAAGATGCCGACCAATTCGAGGTTGCTTCTAAGGGATACCAGTTCCTAATCGAGCATATGCCTAAAGATGAGGAAGGTAGAACCCTAATCGACCCCTCCATAGACAAAGGACCAACAGGAAAGGTTGGCCCAGTTGGACCTCAGATTCAAATCGGTATAGCCCTAACCACTCCAAAGGCTCTACCTCCCGTTGAAGTTATCGACGTAACAGATGAAACCTCGAATTGAACTGATTAAGGACAAGAAGAGGACCCTACCCATAAAGTGGGTAACCCTACATGGTAGGAGATGCCAGTGCAAATCCTGTCTAGAAACTGGTGGAAAAGTCTACCAGTCCGTAGTGCCCGACGTTACAGAGCAAAATGACACAAACTAATCCCCTCCCAAACATCAAGCACGCCGTAGAGTGTGAAGAATCTCCAGACGAAAAGCACCACTTTACCACCAAGACATCATGCGATTTCTGTGGCCGTGGTGCGGTAATCGTCAATGGAGAGATCCTCTACGTTCCCTCCCTCAAACAAAACGAATATCATCAAGCTACTGCCAAGAACGTCCTCTTCTATGGGGGACGAGGCTCAGGCAAGTCAGTCTGTGGTCGATGGGACGCCCATATGCGAGCCCTATCGGTCCCAGGCTTTAAGTATTGTATTCTCCGAAGGACCTACCCAGAACTCGAGAAGTCCCACCTTATTGACCTTCCTAAGGAAATGAAGCTTCTTGGTGGTGAGTTCAACTCGACCACTAAGGTAGCTAGATATCCTAATGGGTCAACAGGGTTCTTCTCCCACTGTCAGAATGAGCAGGACGCTCTAAACCTCCTTTCATCAGAGTTCTACCTAATGTTCTTTGATGAGATCTCAACCTTCGACTGGGACGTCTTCAGGAAGCTTGCAGCCTCTGTCCGAGCCCCCAAGAAGATGAGAGCCCTAGGGGTTAACCCTATGGTAAGGGCTGCTACCAACCCATACGGCGCCTCTGCCGAAATGATTAACAAGTACTGGGTGGTGAAGGACGTAGACCCAGAGGAAGACCCTAGGTATAGGCCTGAAGATTGGGTTTCAATTAAAGCTAACCTAGAAGACAACCCATATCTACCTGAAGATTACCGAGACCAGTTCTCTGGTATGTCTAAGCACCTCCTAAAGGCGTGGGTAGATGGTGAGTTCTCCATCGAGAACGCCCTCTTCGACCTCCAACCCACACGAATCAATTCCCAAGGGGAGCGTCGTCCTTGGCACGTCATCCATGACATTGATCTACCTAAGGTACTCAAGTCTGCTGTAGTCTACCGAGCCATCGACGCAGGATGGTTCCCAGACCCCACTGTCTGTCTATGGATAGCTCACCTAGGAAATCGTTATATTGTCTTCCATGAGGAGATCTGGTTCAAGACCCCAGCCTACCAAATTGCTGAGGACATCAAGAAATGGGACGCAAAACTAGGCATTTCTAAGGTAGCTATTACCTACTGCGATCCTTCAATGGACATCAACACGACAGCAGACGTTAGAACCGTTAGGGAGATCTACGAGGCTAATGGAATTGCGATGGAGTGTTCTATTAATGATAGGGAAGAATTCGCCATGTCCATCCACCAAGCCCTAGCTGAACAGGCTGGCGAGGGAGTCCCTAGAATTCAGTTCTACGTCTATAGAAACAAGGGTTGCCCATACCTCGTTAGAGCCCTTCCACAGATGAGATTCCATCCTAAACAGTTCAAGAAAATGGATGACCACAAAGATGACCACCCAGTAGTCGCTCTTGCCTACTTCCTCATGTCTCATGCAGCAGATTCCCGACACGAGGTAACCGCAGGTCAGAGGTTAAGAAAGTGGATGATGCCTAAGAGTACATGTTCTCATGGCAATCCAAAGGGAAGTTGCAGATACTGTAGGATTTATTAATGGAAAACGAAATGACGACTCGAGCACAAGAGGTTATCAAGGAGCAGAACGCTCCAGTTAATCCGGCTGAGGAGAAGGCAAAGAAGTCAAAGCTCGCTCAGAAAAAGAAGAATGCCGACTTTAAGGCTAGGGTAGAAGTTTGTAAACAGTACAGACGTACTCTAGTTGGTAACTGGGCTGTTTCAGTAGACTATAGACGTGGCAAGGCCCTAGCTTCTAGTGGTGATGACGACCAAGTAGTTGTTCCTCTAGATTGGCCTATGACCAAGGCCAAGCAGTCTGCACTATTCTCTCAAGTTCCTAAAGTGAGTGTATCTCACCCACCCCTTAGCGCCTCTGCCGGTCCATGGCTTGCTAGCTTCGAGACCAAGTTGAACGATACTCTAGTCGCAGGTGGTATAGAAACGGTCATGGACGAACTTCTTCCAGACGTAATCAACGCTGCTGGATTCGGAGTAGCCCTCGTTTCCTACGAGACAATCACAGAAGATAAAGAAGTTCCATCGGTAGACCTTTCCATTCTCCCACCAGAGATTCAGCAGAAGGTCCTACAGACAGGAAAAATCAATGGGGTAGAAATCCCCATGGAAACCGTCCCACAGGTTATTGATAAGAGGTATGTTATTCAGCGCCTCTCTCCCTCAGACTTCCTATGGCCTCTAGACTTCGTAGGTTCTAACTTTGACAACGCTCCGTGGCTAGGCCGAACAGGTAGAATCACATGGGCAGAAGCTGTCCAGCGTTTCGGCTTGAAGGAAGAAGACAAGGATAAGGTCTTAGGAGAAGACAAAACCCATCTAGATCGTCTCACCTTCGACACCGAGAAGGACCGAATCCAGCCTGAAGAAAAGGTTGTCTTTGATGAGATCTTCTATAAAGAACACCAGTACGATCCTGAAGCTAAGTCCTACGTTACTATTCATCATCTTGTCTTCATCAATGGCAAGGATGAACCAGTTATCGATGAGCCATGGAAGGGGCAGGATGTCCAAGAGGACCTATCAGTTATAGGCTCCCTAAAGTATCCACTAAGAGTTCTAACCCTCTCCTACATCACAGATGATGCCATTCCTCCATCAGACTCAGCTATTGGTCGAGGACAGGTCAACGAGATTAACAAGTCAAGAACCCAGATGATCCGTCAGAGGGAGAGGAATATCCCATGGCGCTGGATTGACTCTAACCGTTCAGACCCAACCATTATGCAAGCCCTAATGAGGGGCACATGGCAGAACGTCATCCCAGTTCAGGGCGACGGTACTAGAATCATTGGAGAAGTAGCAAAGGCCGGTCATCCTCAGGAAGACTTCACCTTCGATCAGATTGCCAAGAACGACCTTAATGAGTCGTGGTCAATTGGACCTAACCAAGTCGGTTCAGGTCAGGGCATCGAGACGAAGGGAGAAAGCCAAGAGATCTCATCTAACTTCCAAACCCGCATCGGTAGGGAGAGAGCAAAGGTTGCTGCCTACGTCGTAGGTATAGCCGAAGTCCTAGGTGGAATGCTCTGTCTTCTAGAAGATCCATCAACCTATGGAGAAGGATTTGACCCTGCATTCTCTAGGTCACTCTCGTTCTCAATCCTAGTAGACTCAACCCTACTTCTAGACTCTAATCAGAGACTAGAGCGTTTAGACAGGTTCCTCAACACTTACGCTAAGTCAGGTTTCGTCAACCTTGAACCTGTCCTAAGGGAGATTGCCATCCTAACTGGACTAGATCCTAATGCTGTCATCAAGGCTCCAGACCCACAGAGTCCTCCACCACCAAATGTCAGTCTAAGACTAAGTGGCAAGGAAGACATGATGAACCCACTCATGTTAGCCATCTACCTAGGTGAGGGTAAACCTCCAACTCCAGACCTAATCAAACAGGCTATGGAGATGATTCAGATGTCAGTCTCAGTTCCAGGAATGGTCCAACCCGGTCAACCACCAGCCCCAGGACCCGATGGGCAGCCACTACCTCCTGGTCCTCCAACTCCAGTGGGAGAGGCTAACCCAGACCTTACAGTCCTTCCAAAGATTGCTAAGCGTTCAGACGACCCAGCTGCAGGTGGAAAGGAAGGCATCTAATGCCCATGTACGACCTCACCTGTAAGAATGGTCATGAACAGTTCAACCTATTCCTCAAGATAGGAGAACGACCACCCTGTCCAACCTGCTCTGAACCTACAGAAACTTTGTGGGTAGGGAAGTCTAACTCTGTTATCTCAGACGAAATTCCAGGAGGTATCTGGATTAGACATGGCATCTGTAATGAGGATGGAACCCCAAGGAAGTACTACTCCAAGTCGGAGATGGAGAAGGAAGCTAAACGTAGAGGCATGACTAATAAGGTTGAACACGTAGGCACCAAGGACTCAGATAAGTCCAGACATACCACTAGGTGGTTCTAAGTGACCAAGGAAACCATAGCAAGAGAGCTTAGAGAACTCCTAAACTTACCTCCAACCGAGTACTCAAACATAAGGTGTTCTAAGGAATACCGCCTAATAGGTGTAGTCCTTAATACCATAACCAACGCTCTCTGGAGGGGCGAGTCAGTAAGGATTGCAGGCTTCGGTATCTTCCGAGTAAGAACCAGGAAGGCCACAAGACATGGTGTCCCCTATAGACATAAAGACATAGATGAGACAGTTGGAAATGGAAAGCCACCCGAGTACAGAGGGGTATGGAAGGTGAGAGACATCCCAGAAAGAAAGTACGTCCACTTTCAACCTTCTAGAGTCCTCCTAAGGATGATCAATGGAAATCAACAGTAATCCCAAAACCAAGTTCGTAGACGACTATACCTTCCACTTCGTTGGACATGATGTCCTACCAATTACTGTAGACAAGTCCATTGGAGATACAGTAGAGTTCGACCCCCATGGAGGGGTAAGAGTCTGCCTAGTAGCTAGACAGAGCTTGACAAACCCAGAAGAGATACTCCCAGCTGAAGAGTTTGGGATAGTCCCTTCCAACCTCCTATGGATAGAACATCGACAGAGACTTTCAACTGAACAGACTCCTGACCAGAAGCTAGAGTGGACTGAGATCATAGAAAAGACTAAGAAAACCGTCCACTAATCCCGTTAACACCTTACTTGCACTCTGCGAAGGAAACACAAACCCCTAAAGGGTTTTGTTTCCCGTAGCAAACATTTTGATACGCTGATACATACACTAGGGGTGGACCGTATCATATCAACGTATCTCATTCATTCTAAAGGACTTACAGACACCCCAAAAATACCGTATCAGTGCGTATCAGCAGATCGTATCAGCTCAGCAGCGTATCAGCCGCCAACGGGGCGTAACCCGACGGTTGCCCACCGTCAAAAGGACACAATGTCAGATTTAGACCTAACGACCATTATTGAAGACTCCCTTACAGACGCAGAACTGCCATCAGAGGCCTCCATTCTAGAGACCCCCGACCCAACCCCTACCGAGCCAGTAGAAGCCGCTCCTGAGGAGCCTGAGGCCGCTGAGGAGGCTGTCCAAGAAGCAGCAGAAACCCCAGCCGAGGGAGAGGAAGGAACTAAGAAATCAAAGAGTCAGTGGGAAGACTTCGACAAGAAGTTCGGGATTGACCCAACTTATCCCAACTCAGGCCGGGAAAACCGTATCCCCTACTCTCGAGTCAAGAAGATTGCCCAGAAGGCCGTCCGAGACGCAAAGAAGGAATGGGAGTCTGAGTTTAGTCCTAAATCCCAAGAGTACGAAACAAAGCTAAAGGACTATGAGGCTAAGCTCACCCGCTATACCAACTTAGACAAGGTCATGAGTTCAGACCCTGAGAGATTCCTAACGATGCTCTCAAAGGTCCCGGCTTATCAGCAGTTCTTTGCTGCTGTCGAAGCTGCTTTCGAAGCCTCTTCTAAGCAACAGGCTGCGCCGCCAACTCCAATAGCTCCAGCTTCAGTCCAAGACGGGGACGACATGCCACAGCCAGACCAGCGCCTCTCAGATGGTAGCATGGTCTACTCTATGGAAGGTCTAAAGGCCCTAAATGCTTGGAATCGCGAGCAGGCTCGAAAGGAAACCCTAGCTGAGGTTGACAAGAAATTCGGACCAATCGAGTCAGAGTGGCAAGCCCATAAGCGAGTGGAGTCCCTACGCCCGGTAATCAATGCTCAGATTGAAGAGGCACGAACATGGGAAGGATTCACCGACAACGAGGCCGAGATTGCCCAAGCCCTTAAGTCTGACCAGAAGCTTTCCCTAGAAGGTGCCTATCGTAAGGTAGTTCTACCTAAGCTACGTGCAGCATGGGAAGGTGAGAAGGCAAAGCTAGTCCCAGAGCGGAACAAACTCCGTGAGGAAATCCTAGCAGAACTCAAGGCTGCTCCAAGATCCACCGCAGTCCCATCCATCTCTACCAAGGCTACACCGACCACAGGTCCTAAGAGTCTAGAGGACATCATTACCGAACAGATCCAGTCCCTAAAGAAATAAACTCACCATATAGGTGATTAGGACTTGACAAAGGTATGGAACCACTGATATGATTGTTCCATATCACGAAAATGAGTAAAACTGCATCTTAAGTACTCACCCCGTCACCTCCTACGGGACTTCGAGTACTTACTCGTTTTTGAATTGGTCTTTACTTGGGAGACAGCTTGGACCTAAAACTAAGGTGCAACTCCATTCGCGGGTAGCTCAGTATCAGAGCGTGGGGCTTTACGCCCCAAGGTCGGTGGTGCAATTCCATCCCTGCGATCCATTGGGGAGCGTTGTTAGACGGCTGGCTGAGCCAACTTCATTCCAACCTAACGGTTGGAGACTCGGCCGGATGAGGGTGCGAGCCCTTCCTTCCCAGCCAATTTTGTGGGCCGGTGGTATAACGGGATTATGCCAGCCTTGCACGCTGTTCGATGAGGGTTCGATTCCCTCCCAGTCCACCATTTCCCTCCCACACTTTCAAGTAGAGTGTGGTGGCTAGCCTAAATGACTAGCCTTTCGTCTTTGAGCGTCTTTGGTGTAACTGGCAACTGCTGCCCTTCCAAGGCATGCGTTGCGGGTTCGAGTCCCGCAGGTCGCTCCATATTAGACTACTTTTGGTAGTCGCCCGATTAACAGCCGTAAGCTGTCCCGCCTAAAACGAGCCACTCCCTCGTAAAACAGTGATTCGCCCTGCCAGCGTTAGAACAGGCAAAACAGTAATTCCGTTTAACCAGTTATCTAACGACTTCGTCTCCCCGACGAAGACAATACAGGTGTAAATCACATGGCACTATCAATCGAACAGATTTCCGCCGTTTCCTATCCTGCTGTCCTAGCAGAGATGAGGAAGCCTGGAAACCAGTGGGCCGAGAACGCAGCTCTACGTGTCCTCGAGAAGATGGGCTTCATCAAGCACATTTCTTTCGGAGAGAACATCGAGTGCCCTCTCGACTACAGAGTTAACCCAGATACAGCAGTGCTAGCTTCCGACCAGGATCAGGCTTCATTGCTAAAGACTGAAGTTATCACTTCAGCGGTTTACGACATCGCCCAGATCAACGTTCCAGTAACATGGACAAAGGGTGATGACGCAAAGAACCCATCCGAGACCCAGAAGGTTGCCCTTGTAAAGGCACTTCTAGAGAACGGCATCAACTCACACGACGACCTCATCGAGCAGTCACTATTCACAACTTCAACCGCTGGTGGAGTGGAGCTTGCTGGCCTAGCCACAATCGTTCCAACATCAGGTCAGGGTACAGTTGGAGGTATTGACGCATCACTTGAGACTTGGTGGAGAAATCAGGCAGATACATATCTTTCCGACGGTTCCGACATTGAAGCAACCTTTACTGAGGTGTACAACAGTGCATCAAAGGGCTCAGGCGCATCGCTACAGCCTAAGGTTCTCATCAGCGGCTCTGCTACCCACTCTCTATATGAGGCCCAGCTACAGGCACTTCAGAGGTTCCAGAACACATCTGAGGCCGACGGCGGATTCAAGACTCTAGCCTTCAAGACTGCCAACTACGTATTCAGTCAGTATGGCGGAACAAAGGTATACTTCCTAAATCCAAAGAACTTCAACCTAGTTGTATCAAAGCAGTACTTTAGGGATAAGGGCGAGACCTCACCAGTACTTGGTCAGAACGCCTTCTACTTCCTAATCTACTCAGCTCTCCAGTTCGTAACGAACAACAAGAGCCGACTAGCAGTTGTAGACGCAGCATAACATAACGTAGAGGGGCTAGCCTAACCGTTAGCCCCATCTCTCTTCATGTAGCCTCCACATAGTGTGGATGATGTAATACACAGCGAAGAATTTGAGAGGACACTAACATGGCAGCATGGTATCAGTCAGTAGACGCAGTTAAGAAGCAGAGACTAGGCACACGTAAGCGTGACTCTGCGGGTAACGAGTACATTTACCTAACAGGTGTGGCATCAACAGTAGCCACCGATTGGGTAACATACGACGAAGCTTTCCTATCCACAAGAACAGTTGCAAACGCTAAGGGACCAGTCGCCATTGCACAGGCTGCAGTGGACGCCACCACAAAGTTTGGTTGGTATATGATCTGGGGCTCATGCTCAGGCAACGTCGCAACAGGCGCCGATAACGCAAACGTATGGGTAACAGCAACAGGTGGTCGAGTTGACAACACAGACGTGGCTGTTGACATCATCACCGGAGCACTTCAGAGGTCAGCAACTGCATCAAACAGAGCGACCTTCGAACTTCGTTATCCGTTCTGCCACAACGCAGTTCTAAACTAAAACTAGTTTTGGACATCTTATGGGGGAAGCTTGGTTCTTCCCCCATATTTTTATCTTTACTCCAAAGAAGGAGATTTAATACCTAATGGCTATTCCATTCTCAAGAATGTTTGCCACCCTCGTCGGACCCGGATTCCTAATGAATAGGGCCGGAGGATCCGGTGTAGGTTTCAAGACAGGCGCTGGCGGAGCTGTAACACAGATTACATCTTCATCAACAGGCGTAACACTAAATAAGCACTGCGGACAGATTACAACAGTTGCTCTGACAACAGCAGCAGCTGCAGAGGAAGAGTTCACAGTTACATGTGATAAGGTTGCAGCAACAGACGTAGTTGTTCTATCAACAACATATGCTGGTGCTGGAACACCTATGCTATCCGTAAAGGGAACAGCAGCAGGTTCTTTCAAGATTGTAATCACTAACGTTCACGCAGCAAACGCTCTGAACGCCGTAATGGTTATCAACTACGCTGTCGTCAAGTCAGTTGCTGCATAATAATGGCCTCTAACGTATTCCCATCGTATAACTATGGCAGTAGGAAGGCAACCCACTTCCGACAGGCCAGACGTCTGTTGCTTAACACAAGTCAAGCAGCTGGTTCTCTATGGGAGTTCAGGTGGGGTGCATCAACAGGTGCTCTCTGTCTAGTTAATAGGGTCTCACTCAAGGGTCTTCAGAACGCTAATGCTACAGCAGAAGAACTTCGGTTCAACCTAAAGGTTGCCCGATCCTTCACCGCCGTCAACAGCACAAACACCGCCAGCATCCTACGATCTGGTGATATGCAGAAGCTGAACGGTGACTTTGCTGACAGCCTCTTAACCGCGTTCGTGGAAACCAACTCAGCCACAGCGGCTGCAGGCGGAACCATGACTCTAGACACTGACTCCATTGCTCAGGGTTCATTTGTTTCTATTGCTACAGCATCTACTACAGAGTCGGGCGGCGGATACTCAATGGTTTTTAACTATAACCCTATTGCCTCTGAAGAACAGGCCCTACGGCTTGAACAGAACGAGGGATGGGTTATCAGTCTAGAAGCAACAAAGGGAGCCACACAGGGTGTGGTACTAATCCTGGAGACTTCTTGGACTGAGATTGCCCCCTAATGCGTAGTTTACTCGTAAGATTTCTCAAATACCTTCTAAACCTTCTAGAACAACCACATCCCATTCTCCCTCGAGTAAAAGAACTTACTGTGTGGGCAGAGGGGTTGGAAGTCAAAGGACAGAAGGTATCAGGCGAACGAAAGCATAGACAGGTCTTCCTTAGACTTGTTGCCGAGTTCCCTGACGTCCCAAAGCGTGAGATCTCTTTCCTAATCGAGAAGGTGCTCAATGGCGGCCTATAATAAATTTGAGGTCTTCACTGAGAACCTACTAGAGAAAGTCCACGACATCGACCTTGACACCATAAAAGTATATCTCTCAAACGCAGCTCCAAACGTGGCTACACACCAAGTTAAAGCTGACATTGCAGAGATTGCTGGTGGAAATGGTTATACAGCTGGGGGCCACGACGCCCAGTTGGCAACTTCAAGGGCAGGAGGAACAACCTCCGTCAATGGTACGGACATCGTGATTACAGCATCAGGCGGATCAATCGGACCTTTTCGTTACGCAGTCCTATACAACGATACACCAGTTGCCCCGGCAGACCCCCTAATTTCATATTGGGACTATGGACAATCCATAATCGTCGCAGCCGGAGAAACCTTCACAGTTGATTTTAGTCCGACAGTTTTTACTCTTACCTAATTAGGAGCACATTAAATGAAGCTAGTTGCCGACTTCCACCGTACAGCATCAACATCAGGAACACTTGGAACCTGGTCTGCCGATGCAACACGTCCACGCAGAATCCTCTTCCACGATTTCATGTTTGGCTCAGAAGCAACACCTGCAGACGCAGCCATTCTATGGAGCGTACGTAGATCTACTGCTGCAGGAACATCAACTGCAGTTGTGGTTGGTTACCTAGATCCAGGAGATTCAGCATCAGAAAGTGATGCTGGTGAGAACCATACTATTGAACCAACATACTCGTCAACAGACGGATTCACCATGCTAAGCGTTGCTCTTAACCAGAGGGCAACATTCAGGTGGGTTGCTGCTCCGGGTATGGAGATTGTAGTTCCACAGACTGCTTCAAATGGTATTGGTATTGAAACAGATACCATCTCAACTGGAACACCAGTCATCTCCGCAACAGTTCACTGTCTAGAAATGTAAGGAATGGGAGGGTTTATCCTTCCCTATCTTTATGTATCAAGAACATTCATTCAGGGCTTCACCTGACCAGCTTCAAGAGTTGGTGAGGCTGAGTGCAACACTTGACATCCGTCCTGGCCCTGGAGGATCAACGGCATCAGATAGGGCTCATACAAGACGATTGTATGAGCCCTTTTTGCATGAATTTCTTCCAGGTGACTGGATAAACGTCATGATCATCTCTCTATGGCCTTCAAGCCAGTTAGTTGGTCACATAGATGCGCCTATTAAAGGCCTTCGTCATCATATTCCCTTTCAAATCAACGACCAGTGCTGGGTCCTTCATGGAACAGAGTGGCGCAAGCTCGATCTTGGCCAATGCTATATCATGGATCCAACCGAATGGCATGGAGCTGTCAATTGGGGTTCGACAATCCGACATCACCTCATCATTGACATTGTAAATTCTTAACCATATAATCCCACTATTATGGCAAAATATCGAGTTACACATGAAGACGGTCGAACAACCGACGTATTTGCTGGAGATGAAGCACAGGCAAAGCGGCAAGCTAACCACCAAGAAACTACAAGGGTAATTATTGCAGACAAGCGTGGTACCCCTCGAGGTTCAGAGCCTTCACTTTCTGTCTCAGTTGAGAAGGTTAAGGATTAATACTTATGTTCTTTGTAATTCCTCTTCTTCCAGCTTATTCTAAGCCAGTTGGACAACTGCGTAGGGAACTCATGGAAAAGTTAAACCTACCATACGATTGGCAAGATCAACGTCCTCCACAGTCTGGAAAGACATATACACGGTGGTTAATGTATGCTTAAGCCTCAGGGATATATCCATATCTTTGGAGAATTTGGAACAAAAGAGTTCGACACCGTAACCTGTGGACACTGTAATAAGATTACTAGAGTAAAGCCTGGGACAGGCTGTACAGTTTATATTCTTGAATCTCTAGTGGTTAACCCTACTACAGGCCTTCAAGAAATTATTCATCGGGAAGAACCAGGGGCGGCATGTCGCTGTTGTATGAGATCAGTATGTCTCAGTTGCGACAAGCTTGGAACATGCACTCCTCTCATGAAGAGGATAGAAGAGATGGAAGCCCGTGGTCGAATGCTTAAATCACTAGGTCTATAATGTTTAACTACCTATACACAGCCTTGGTCGCTCTAGCCCTCTTAGCAGCAGGTCAGTTCATTTCAGGTGATCGTCTCACTGGTACAGGCAGTGTAGGTGGTGGTAGCGTATCATGCACTGGTGCCACAATGGCAGCAGGCACCACGCCCGCACAGGTCAATACAAGAATCGGCACGTCGTCCGACGGAGAGGTCATCTGCTTTGCAGCGGGATCGTATACGTGGGGAGTCACGACGATCGCTCCACCACTGACCAAGAGCATTACGCTTATCTGCGAGACCGAAGGGGCGTGCAACGTCTCCTACTCTGGTGGTATCGATCAGAGTGTGTGGCGGCCGGGGTGTTGTGCTGGCGGAAGTAGTTCAAAGCTCTATCGGATCGCTGGGTTTAATTTTACTGCGGCGGCTGGCGCTACGACGTGGATGGGGTGGTCTGATTCCTCTGAAACGACCATCAGTAACATTCGCATCGACCATAACACGTGGACGACTGACGCGAACGACCAGATCCTCAATATGTCTCAGTCGTCGGTGGTCTACCTCCACGGAGTGGTTGACCACAATACGATGAATATCAAGACGGCCAGTCTGATTGGAGGCTGGGAGTTCTCGGCGACGTCCGACTCTACGAGCCCGGTGACGAATCGCCTCGGCGCCTCGACCAATATGTTCTTCGAGGACAACGTTATCAATAATACCGATAACGGGTTCACGGGTTGTCACGATGGATGGGGCACGTCGAATGCCACGGTCTGGCGCTTCAACACGATCACGAATTGCCATATGGCGACCCACGGGACGCGGCATGGGTTCGGGCCGTCGAACTGGGAATGGTATTTCAACCAGATGACGATCACGTCGTCCTTCTGGGACCCGACCGGGTATCGCGTCTGGCATCATCAAGGCTCAGGAACGATTGCGCTGTTCGGCAATCACATGACGACATCGAGTGCGCTGAGTAGCAGCACCGCCACGATTCAGGACTATCGATCCTTCCAGCCGAACGGCAACCCCGATTGTCAGGGCGGTGGTAATAA